CGACTTCACGGACCGGCGCACGCCCGCGTTGGCGCCGCCGGTGAAGACCAGCTCGCCCAGTTCGAAGAACTGATCGGGCTGGCCCAGGTTCGCGGAAAACGAATAACGGTTCGGCGCGTCCAGCACGGCCGCACTCGATGTGTATGCGGCCTTGGAAACCGTGCAGCCCGCGTCGTACAGCGTGCGTATGCAGCCCGCCTGAAACATGGGGCGCGGCACCGCGGTATTGAGGCGATTACTGTCCGACACGACGGTCAGCGAGACTTCCTGCTCGCCGTCGTGGCTTTCGCTCACATAGCCGCGAAACACGCTCATCGTCTCGGCCGTGTCGCCCCAGGCCTGCATGAACGCCTTTTCGACCAGCACCTCGGCATTGCGAAGCGCACCGGAGCGCGCGGCCAGGAACCACGGCACGCCGGCGATCAGATCCGTGGGCTTGACCAGCACAGCCAGCTCAAGCGTGCTGACCTGCATGCCGCGCACCAGGCTGTACTGCGCGCCGGAAAAGCTCGGCCCGCTGGACGAGTACACCTGACCACCGGCGACGATATCCACATCGGCGTCAGTCCAGTGGTACATCTGGCCGGTGGCCAGCGTCATGGTGAACAGGTTGCACTTGCAGAACGATCCGCTGACCAGGATCGCCTGCAGGCGGGGAGTAGCATTTCTCATATTCTCATTCCTAAACTGCCGATCAACTTCACGGTGCCAGCCTTCCACAGGTTTTGCATGAAGCGATCGAAGTCCTGCTCGTCGTCGGCGAAACGCGTGCGGTAGAAGTAGCCACCTGACCAGGTGATCGCGCCGGCGCCGGGGGCCACGGTGAACGTCAGCAAACCGGTTGGCGACACGGTGTAGCCGGCCGCCGCGCGGAGTACGCCCGCCACCTTCACATCACGGACTACTTCGACGTTCTGCACAGGTTCGACCGCACCCTGGCCGAACTCGCGCAGTAGCTGAAACGACCGCGTGACGCCGTCGCCGACACCGATCTGCTGATCGGTCACGGAGCAGTCGTCGTCGAGCTTGTACAGAAAGTTCTCGAAGGAACCGCGCCGCGCCATAAAGAAGCCGGCAAGCTGCCGCAGCTCCTGCTTGGCACCGTGCCGCAGGAACTCGACTTTCAGCTGCAGGCTGTACAGCGGGTTGGCCATCAGCGACGTTCGATACTCCTTGCCGCTGACGGCCGACTGCACCTTTGTGCGAAACATCGGCGTCCAGGTGACATCCCATGTAATGCCCGGCAGTGTCGGGAAAATTGGATCACTCATTTCTTCGCGTGGTCCTTCAAAGCGGAAGCGATCACTCCGACATTGCGGCGAATTTCCGCCGGCGACAGCCTGCCCGAATGATCGTGATAGTTAATAGTCTGGCCGGTGCCGCCACCACCGTCGGACAGGCCACGCACAACATCGGCCTGTGCTGCGGGCAGCACCATTTCCTTCTCGTGGAGCTGGGTGATCGGGTTCAGGCCGGCCGGGATATCGAAGCCGTTGCGGGCCGACGCCAAGGGCATAAACGACATGGCAGCCGCTGATGCAGCCAGGCCTGCTTCCGGCGCCATAGCCCATCCATAAAACGGGATGGCGGCGGCGGAGGCCGTTGCCGCCGCACCGGCCACGCCGGCATTCGCCGAGATCTGACCAACGGCAGTCAACTTGGATGCGCTCTTGGCCAGCACCATATTCATCAAAAATTCCGATGCGGTCTTCGCTCCCATGTCGATCACCGCGCCAACAACGGTACGCAGCATCGACTGCATGGCTTGCCCCATGGTCATCGTGCCTTTCGCGGTGCTGGCGATGACGTTGGCCAGACCAGACTGCGACGCGCTGTACACCGACTGCATGGTCTGTCGCTCCTGCAGGGCCGCCTTGTTCTTGATCTGCCCCAGCTTGAGTTGATGCTGCTGCTCCAGCGCCTCGATCTGCGCGTGCACTTGCGCCAGCGCCACCGGATCGGAATCGGGGTTCTTCAGAGTGGATTGTTGCTCCAGCAGCGCCTGCATCCTGATCTGGTAGCGCCGGGCCTCGAACTGCGCCTCCATCTCCAACAGCCGTTCCACGGTGATCTGGCGCGTGGCCAGCTGCTGCTGCGCATCCTGCTCGGCCGCCTCGATGCTCGCCAGCTCGGCGTTGCGCCGCGCCTCGACCACCACCTTGTTTGTCGCCATCTGCTGGTCAGCGTAGGCACGCTGTTCCTTGTAGACCTCGGCCAGCGCCGCCTTTGCCTCCTTCGACTCCATGCCGAAGCGGGCCACGTTTTCCTCGTAGATGCGATTGGCGATTGCCAGCCGCTCCAGGTGGTTGTTCTTGAAGGCGTCCAGCTTGAGCTTCTCGTCGGCGATCTCCGTTTCGAACTCCTCTTTGCGGATCGCGGCCATGACGCCGTAATACTTGCGCTCGACCTGCGCGCGCTCCTCCTTGGACAGGTCTGCCGTGGACAGCACGCCCTTCCAGTAATCGCGTTCCATGGTCAAGCTGTATTCCATGGCGGTGCCGGCCATGGCCTGCTGCTTCGCGTACCCGTCCTTGTCGGCCGCCAGCTTCGCGTCCCACTCGTGGACCCGGCTCTTGCCCTTTTCTTCCTTGTCCTTGCTGAAGTCGTAAGTAGGGCCGCCCTTGATCTCCTTGTCCTTGATCTCCGGCTGCTTCGCGGGCTCGCGCATGATGATCTGGTCGATTTTGTCCTTGCCTTCGGAGGCGATCTTGACCATCTTGTCGAAGTGCTTCCTGTGCGACTCCTCCAGCTGCTGCGTGCCTTCCTGCCACGCCTTCTTGGCCCCGCTGAAATCCATTTGCAGGGCGCGTGCCGCTGTCGTCGCCAAGCGCATGACGGCGATCACGGTATGCTCGATGTAGCCGATCACCGCCTCGATTACAAGCTGGACGGCGATCTTGAATCCGACGAAGGCCACCTCGACCACCTTCAGGGCATTGGCGAAGATCTGCATACCGCTCGGCGCGCTATGCCCCATGACTTCCGCGATCATGTCGTTGACCAGGGACAGGCCGCTCGTGATCAGATCCCACAGTTCGCCCACCACCTCGCCGACCGTGGAAAAGATCGACGCCAGCGACTCCAGCACCATGCCCATCGCCTTGCCGGCGGTCGGGCCGACACCGCTCAACCAGGCCCCCAGGCGCACGAACGTGGGCAGCAGCGCGTTACCAGCCTGCACTTCCAACGACGTGACGATCAGCTTCATGTCGTTGAGCGCTTCCTTGTATTTCTTGGCATTGGCCACGCCCTCGTCGCCGACCACCAGGCCGAGATCTTTGGTCTTCTGCTCGGCCGCCTTGATCTCCTCGGTGGTCAACCGCAGCGTGCCGCGCACGTCGTTCCACGACTTGCCGTAGATCTGCGTGCCGGCGATGTTCTGCTCGATGGGGTTCTTGATGTCCTTCAGCTTGGCGTTGACCTCGCCCATGATGTCCAGCGTGGGGCGGTACTGCCCGGCCGAGTCTTTGACGCTCACGCCCAGCTTCTCGAACGCCTGGCCGTTGGTGGCGATCTGCTTGGCCATCTTGCCAGCGGCCATCGTCACCGTGTCTGAGTCGATGCCGAGGTGGCGCATCGCCACCATCATCACGCTGGCCCGCTCGGTGGTGACGCCCAGCTGGCCGGCCAGCTTCTTGGCTTCGCCGGTCCACTCGTTGGACTTGCCGATCACTTCCTTGAATGCGGCGCCGCCGGCCACGATGGCCGTGAGCGTACCGAATACGCGGGTCACGCTGGACAGCGCGCCCGACAGCGAACTCATATGACCTTGAATGGCCTGCATGCTGGACTGGATGTCCTGCGCCGCTTTCCTTGCCGCAAGAGCGGCCTTCTCCATGCCGGCGTTGAATCCGGATGGGTCGGCCGATACGGCATACTCGACTGATTTATCTGCGCCGGCCATGGACACCTCATAAAAAAAGCCCGCCAATCAGGCGGGCATGGGGAACATCTCTAAAAGGTCGTCGGCGCCAAGCGGACCATCGTCTCCCGCTTCGGGAGCCTTGTAGCCAACCTGAGCCGCGACCAACAAATGCATTGGCGGATGCAGCCGCCAATATTCCTGCTGCGCGGTCATTGAGGGAATGTCCCACTCCGACCATGCCTGCTGCGGCGTGCAGCCGGTGCTCGCCACGATGTGGGAGATCAGGGCGTCAAGCCCGTCCCTTCCATCTCGCTCTGCACCCGCCGCACCATCTCCTTTGCCTGCGCCACCAGGCCGGAAATGTTCAGCAGCACTTCCCACACTTCGAAGTAGTTCTGGTAGTCGATAATCTCCTCGACCATCGCCTCCGTCATGGCGGGGTAGTTGCGCCGCAGGCTGGACAGCGCCAGTTTCGCCACCAGCTCGATGTCCGGCAGACCACCGACGAATACCGCTTTGATCTGCTCGCGGTAGAGCTTCACAGCTGCGGCATTCAGAGGAGCGATCACGTACGCCTTGCCGCCAAGCGTGAGTTCCTTGCCTGGCACGAGGACAGTGCCGCCGGCGCGGTGATCAACTTCAGCGGCAGCGACTACCGCCTGCATCTGAGCAGCTGCCGGCGCAGGAGGTGCAGGCTTGTGGATGGCTGGTTCGCGCGTCGCGGGTTCGAAGATTCCCAGCATCCATTTCAGAAAATTGATGATCATTCCGAT